CCAGAAGGACTGGATCTGATCAAGCACTTTGAGGGCTGCGAGCTCAAGGCCTACTGGTGCCCGGCCGGGGTCCTGACCATTGGCTACGGCCACACGGCGGACGTCGAGGAGGGCGATGAGATTGAGCAAGGGGATGCTGACAGGCTCCTGGAGGCGGACCTGGAGGAGTTTGAGCACTATGTGCTCCAGCTTGTCGACCCCGAGCTCACGCAGAACCAGTTCGACGCAATCGTGGCGTGGACCTTCAACTTAGGGCCGGGGAACCTTAAGGAGAGCACGCTCCTGAAGCGCTTGAACGAGCGCGACTTTGACGACGTGCCTTATCAAATCCGCCGCTGGACCAAGGCCGGCGGGAAAGAGCTCCCCGGTCTTGTCCGTAGGCGCGAAGCTGAGGCTTTGCTCTTCCAGGGCGAAGACTGGCGACATGTCTAGCCTAGCGATAAAGGACTTCGACCTCCTATCGGATAACGAGAAAGCGGAGGCCATGGCGCTGCTCAAGCGCTACGAGACGCTTGAGAAGCAGGAGACAGCCCAGAACGATTTCCTCGGGTTCGTGAAGACCCAGTGGCCCGATTTCATCGAGGGCCGGCACCACCGGATCATTGCAGAGAAGTTCAACAAGATCGCCGAGGGCAAGCTCAAGCGCCTGATCGTCTGTCTCCCGCCGCGCCACTCAAAATCCGAGTTCGCCTCTACTTTCTTCCCGGCCTGGATGATGGGCCGCCGTCCCAACCTGAAGATCATCCAGGCGACGCACACCGCTGAGCTCGCGGTGCGGTTCGGCCGCCGGGTTCGGAACATCATCGACAGCGAGGAGTACCAGGAGGTCTTCCCGGACCTGAAGCTTGAGGGCGATAACAAGAGCGCCGGCCGCTGGACCACTAACGGCGGCGGCGAGGCCTTCTACTCGGGCGTGGGCGGTGCGATCACCGGCCGCGGCGCCGACCTCCTCGTGATCGACGACCCGGTATCGGAGCAAGACGCGCTCTCGGCGACGGCTTTGGACAGCATCTACGAGTGGTATACCTCGGGCCCACGGCAGCGTCTCCAGCCGGGCGGGATCATCGTCATCGTCATGACCCGGTGGTCGACCAAGGACCTCGTGGGTCGGGTGCTCAAGAAACAGGGCGACGATTACGCTGACCAGTGGGATGTCGTCGAGTTCCCGGCGATCATGCCTGAGAGCGAGGAGCCGCTCTGGCCTGAGTTCTGGAAGAAAGAGGAACTGCTCTCGGTCAAGGCGTCGCTGCCGATCTCCAAGTGGAACGCGCAGTGGATGCAGAACCCGACCGCCGAGGAGGGCTCGATCGTCAAGCGCGAGTGGTGGCGGCGCTGGGATCGGGACCACGTCCCGCCCTACAGCTACGTTATTCAGTCCTACGACACGGCTTACAGCAAGAAGGAGACCGCCGACTACTCGGCGATCACCACCTGGGCGATCTTCCAGCCCGAGGAAGAGGGCTCTGAGCAAATCATCCTCCTCGACGCCAAGCGCCTCCGGGTCGACTTCCCGGAGCTCAAGCGCGCGGCCATGGATGAGTACCGCTACTGGGAGCCAGACTGCGTGCTCATCGAGGCCAAGGCCTCGGGCACGCCCTTGACCCACGAGCTCCGGCGGATGGGGATCCCGGTCACCGCGTATACGCCGAGCCGGGGGCAGGATAAGATCGCCCGGATGAACAGCGTTGCCCCGATATTTGAGTCGGGTATGGTGTGGGCACCGGAGCAGACTTTCGCCGAGGAGGTCATCGAGGAGATGGCCTCGTTCCCTTACGGGGACCACGACGACTTTTGTGACTCGGCGACCATGGCGCTGATGAGGTTCCGCCAGGGCGGATTTGTTACCCTGGACGAGGACTATCAGAATGAGATGCAGCCTCTACGGCGAGACAGGGTGGTGTATTACTGATGGCTATCGAGAAACGCGAGCTAGGCACCCAGGACGATCCGGACCTCATGGTCATGGGCAATCAGGTCGAGGTCTTCCCTGAGCCGTCTCGGGAGGACCAGGTGCGTGACGCGGCGATGGTCCTGGTCTCAGAGGAAGGGATCCTCATTGACGACGAGATCGACGCGGTACCCGAGATGCCCCAGGCGACCCACGACGAGAACCTGGTTGAGTATATCGATCGGGGCGATCTGTCGACGCTGGCCGGGGACGTCCTGTCTTCGATCAAGGCCGACAAGGAATCGCGCTCCGACTGGGAGAAGACCTACGTCGACGGGCTCAAGTATCTGGGCATGCGCTTCGACGACACCCGCTCCCAGCCCTTTGAAGGCGCCTCTGGGGTCATCCACCCGATCCTCGCCGAGGCCGTGACCCAGTTCCAGGCCCAGGCCTATAAGGAGCTCCTCCCGGCCAAGGGGCCGGTCAAGACCGAGATCGTAGGCGCGCGCTCGGTCGAGGTAGAGCAGCAGGCCGAGCGGGTCCAGGGCTTCATGAATTACTACCTCATGAACGTCATGGAGGAGTACGACCCCGAGCTCGACATGATGCTTTTCTACCTGCCGCTCGCGGGCTCGGCGTTCAAGAAGGTGTACTACGACACGGTGCTAGGCCGCGCGGTGAGCAAGTTCATCGCCCCCGAGGACCTGGTCGTCCCCTACGAGGCCCCGGACATGTTCTCGGCCGAGCGCGTGACCCACGTCCTCAGCATGAGCAAGAACGAGGTCCGCAAGCTCCAGCTGAACGGGTTCTATGCCGACGTCGAGCTCACTGGCGGGAACGGGCACTATTCTCGCGACGACATCGACGAGCAGATCGACGAGATCGAGGGGCAGTCCCCGTCCTACCAGGAGATGCGTGACCGCACGGTCTACGAGGTCCACACGATCCTCGACCTCCCCGGGTTTGAAGACGTCGGTGAAGACGGCGAGCCCACGGGGCTGAAGCTGCCTTACATCGTCACGATCGACGAGGACTCCCAACAGGTCCTGGCGATCCGCCGCAACTGGCGCGAAGAAGATCCCGCGAAGCGCAAGATCAATTTCTTCGTGCAGTTCAAGTTCCTCCCGGGCCTGGGGTTCTATGGCCTCGGCCTGAGCCACATGATCGGCGGCCTGTCGAAGGCCTCGACCTCGATCCTGCGGCAGCTGATCGACGCCGGCACCCTGGCTAACTTGCCCGCCGGCTTCAAGGCCCGCGGGATGCGGATCCGGGACGAGGACAACCCGCTTCAGCCTGGCGAGTTCCGTGATATCGACACGACCGGGGGCAGCCTCCGGGAGAACCTCATCCCGCTCCCGATCAAGGAGCCGTCGAACGTCCTCATGCAGCTGCTCGGTCTCCTCGTGGAGAGCGGCAAGCGCTTCGCCTCGATCGCCGACATGAACGTCGGGGACATGAACCAGCAGATGCCCGTGGGCACGACCGTCGCGCTCCTGGAGCGCGGCACGAAGGTCATGAGCGCGATTCACAAGCGCCTGCACTACAGCCAGAAGCTTGAGTTCCAGCTGATCGCCAGGGTGTTCAGCGAGTATCTGCCGCCCGAGTACCCATACCAGGCAGCTGGCGCCGGACAGCAGGTGATCCTGAACCAAGACTTCGACGGCCGGGTCGACGTGATCCCGGTCTCGGACCCGAACATCTTCTCCCAGAGCCAGCGGATCACCATGGCCCAGGAGCTGATGCAGCTGGTCCAGTCCAACCCAGAGATCCATGGCCCCAGGGGCATCTACGAGGCCTACCGGAGGATGTACGCGGCTTTGGGGGTCGACGACATCGACACCCTCCTGCAGCCCCCTCCGGAGCCACAGCCGCCCATGCCGGTCGACGCCGGCCTGGAGAACGCTGGGCTCCTCATGGGCCAGCCTGCGCAGGCCTTTGAGCAGCAGAACCACGTCGCCCACGTCGCGGCCCACCGGCAGCTGTTCCTGACCCAGGTGGTCAAGGAGAGCCCGCCCGTGCAGGCGATGATCATCAGCCACATGATGCAGCACCTCCAGTTCCAGGCTACGCTCCTGGCCCAGCAGCAACTGCCGCCTGAGATCATGCAGCAGATCCAGCAGCTGCCGGCCATGGCCCAGCAGATGCCCCCAGAGCAGGTGCAGGCGATGCAGCAGCAGATCCAGATGGTCCTCGACCAGGCCTCCTCCCCGATCCTCGCCCAGCTGACGGCGGAGCTCATGGAGTCAATCGGCCAGGGTGGGGCAGATGATCCGCTGGTCCAGATCCGCCAGCAGGAGCTCGATCTCCGGGCCGCGGAGCTCCAGCAGGATCAGTCTGAGTTCCAGGCCGAGGAGCAGCGTAGGGTCCAGGAGAAGCTCCTGGAGTCCGAGATCCAGCGCCAGCGGATGGCGCTCCAGAAGCAAGTGGCCGACGATAAGATCCGCGTGGCCGAGGACCGGCTAAAGCAAAACGCCGAGCTCAAGCTCATGGAGCTCGCGCAGAGATTTGGGAGACAGTAATGACGACCAGCTACCGCCTTGAGGCTATTGCCAAGCTCCGGGAGCACAAGAAGCAGATCCGCGCGTTGGAGGCCGAGGCCCTTGCAGCTGAAGAGCAGCGCAAGGCCGACCGCGACGCGGCGAACGAGAAGCGCATTGCGGCTAAACTTGGCCGACCCACCCAGGCGGAACCTGCGCCGCCTGAGGTGGCGCTTTTTGAGTCCGAAGGCGAGGCTCTGCCCGAAGAGCCGGCAATCAAACCCAAGCGCCGCCGGAAGGCGGCACCCAAGAAGGAGGCTGAAAATGCCGATGAAAAAGGGACGTGGTCAGGAGACGATCTCGGAGAACATCCGGATGCTCCGTAAGGAAGGGCGGCCGCAGAAGCAAGCTGTGGCTATGGCCATGGACAAGGCCACGGAGATGAAGCAGGGCGGGGCCGTTACTGGCGCTGCCAAGAACAAGCCTAAGAGAATGAAGACCCGTGGCACCGGCGCCGCCACGAAGGGTCTTTATTTCTACGAAAGGACTTGATGGACGACCTCGATCTTCAGTCCAAGATCGACCGAACCATTCGTGAGCGTCGGGCGCTGATCCAAGAGATGCTCATGAATGGTTTGCTCAAAGATATGGAACAGTACAAATTTGTGCAAGGCGAGCTGCGTGCGCTAGACTTTGTCGAGGAGACCATTCGGGACTACCTCAAGAAGGAGGCGCGGTGAGCAAACCAAGTGTAGAGGGTGCTTATGTAAGCACCGAGGAGCGCGTGCTCGACCCAACCCTGTTGGAGAAGAGCGCGTTAGAACGCATGCCGAACCCGTCAGGGTGGCGCATGCTCGTCCTTCCTTATGCGGGGAAAGGCACGACCAAGGGTGGGATCCACCTCACCCAAGAGACCCTCGATCGTGAAGGCCTGGCTACCGTTGTGGCGTATGTGGTGAAGATGGGACCGCTCTGCTATGCAGAGACGTCCAAGTTCGGCCACAAGCCGTGGTGCAAGGAGCGCGATTGGGTGTTGATCGGTCGGTATTCTGGGGCGCGTTTCAAGCTTGAAGACGGCGCAGAGGTCCGCATCATCAACGACGACGAGGTCATTGGCACGATCCTTGACCCTGACGACATAGTGAGCTTCCGATGATTGAGAACCAAGCAAAGCAAGCCGAAGAAGAGCAGCTTGACATTGAGATCACTGAGGACGCCCAGGAGGGCGCGCCTCAGGCTCAAAAGGCATCCAACGAGGACGAGCTGGAGCGGTACACCAAGCAGGTTTCTCGTCGGATCAACAAGCTGAACGCGAAGCAGCGCGAGGCAGAAGAGCGCGCCGCCAACCTTGAGCGCCTGGCGATGCAGAAGGAGCAGGAGCTCCAGCAGTACCGCCAGCAGACGGTCCACTACCAGCAGAGCATGCTCCAGAAGGAAGAGGAGTCGCTCAAGGCCAAGGCGGACCAGGTCGATGAGATCTACCGCAAGGCGGTGGCTAACGGCGACGCGGATTTGATGTCGAAAGCCGACACGCTCAAGACCGAGCTCGCGATCCAGAAGGAGAAGCTGAACGCGGCGAAGGCGCGCCAGGCTGTTCAGCATCAGCAGCAGCCCGAGCAGTATCAGCAGTACCAGCCCGAGCCGCAGCGCCAGCAGCCTCAGCAGGAGGTCAAGCCGACCGATCAGGCCCTGTCCTGGCACCAGCAGAACCCCTGGTATGGGAACCAGGACGACCCTGAGCATTCTGCGGCTACGCAGCTTGCGTACTTCACCCACTTCAACCTTTTGAACGAGGGCTACGAAGCCGACTCCGAGGATTACTACTCGGAGTTGAACAATCGGGTTTACCGGGCGTATCCTTCGCTCAAGGCTGCCGGCAACGGCGGCCAAGCTGCCGGGAAACAGGAAAGTCGACCCTCTGTGCAAAGAGTCGCTTCCGCCTCCGTAGGAGGTCGGCAAAAATCACAGACCAAGCGTGGTGTGACGTTTACGAAGTCTGAGATCGAACGTCTCCGCGGTCTGAAGCCGCACAACATGAGCGAGGAGCA